GCTATCTCATTAAGGGCATTTTGCACGGCATCCACGATTACGTTTTCATCGCCTATTACCCCAGCGGTTACGTTAATTACGTTATTAGTGTAGTTACGATCTCTTTGCTGGTTAGGATTAAAGTCTGTTCCCGCTACTGGCATATTAAGACTAAGGCCAGCAACGGCTGCAGCTGTAGTATTACCGCTTATGCCACCGCCTGCAGCTGATACAGCTTGTGGGCTAATTTTGACACCGCCCATAGCAGCTAATAAAACTGCCGCTTGGTTTAGGTTTTCTAAATTGATTAAATCTTTAGGCTTAAGACTATTGAGAATATTATTTATATCTAAGAGTTTTATTTCTTGTTTTTGTAGAGCGCCTAATATTTTTAAGTCCTCGTTTAGTTTAGCCGTAGCCTTTTGTATTGCTGCCGTATCCTTTGAGGCTATCGCATCTTCTAGGGCGTTTATATCTTGTTTAACCTTAAGGCGCTGTACATCGTTAGCTATAGCTAATAGTTGTGAGCCTGTAGTGGCTTTGCCTAGCGCCTCAGCCTGACCAATTAGAGCAGCGTTAAGTTGGATTTTATCTAAATCAAAAACATCTGCGCCCTTAGCCAGGGTTAAATTAGCCTTGTCTATAGCTAAAGCTAGTTTTTTAGCATTAGCTGTAGCTAGTGCAGCCGCAGCTGTTTTCTTAGTCTCTGTAGTAATCTTTTTAGCTGCAGCAAGGGCTTGCGCATCTTGTGCTTTTTTACCCTGGTATGAGGTAGCCATACCTGTGCCTGCAAACTTACTAGCGGCTCTAGCTCTATCCTGGGCTAAAAACTCTGCGTTAGCTTTATTAAGATCGCCGACCATATTAAAAGCACCGCTACCAGTTACAATATCTAATACTCGTATAAAGCGACTAAAGCCAATAATGGCAGTACCTATGGCACCCGCAATAGACTCTATAAGGCTAAGGGTTTTAGGTAGGCCACCTTCACCGCCTAAAATTGCAAGGGCATCTACTAAATCTTTGCCTAGTGTCTCGGCTACGTTTGCACTTGCTACGGATAACTTGTCTAACGATCCTGCGTAAGAGTCTGCAGCTAGTTGCGCTTGGCCTTTACTGACCTTAGCCACCTGGGCTAAAATCTCCTCAAAGCTCATAGCTGCTAACTGTGCTTTAGTTAGGCCAAGCTGGTACTTCATTAAGCCACGAGTATTACCCTGGTAGGCCTTTGATAAATCGGCTGCCACGCTAACTACGTCAACCCCACTTTGCGCGCTAAGGTCTAGGCTTGTGCGTAGTAAATCTTGTGATTTAAGATAATCGCCCGTGCTGGTGAGTAACATCTGATAGGCAGGGCGTAGCTTGTCATCGAGTACGCCGTACTGGCGCTCTAAGTCACCTATAAACTTTTTTACCGCTGGGTCAGCAAAGGCTAAGCCTAAGTTATTAAGAGTTTTGCTTAGTACCTTAGCGGCTTTGTCATCGGCTGCAAAAGCCTTAACTGCCTGCATCGCACCTCTTGCACCAAAAGCAATACCAAAGGCCCCAGCTAGACCTTTAACGCTTTTAGTAAGTGACTTGGTAGCTGTCTCGGCTTTACTAAAAGCCTTTTTGCCTGTGTACTCGGCGGCTATATTTATTACTACGGACGGATCAATAGCCATTACTTAACCCCCATAGCATTATAAAACTTAATCTTCGAGTTTTCTATAGCCTTTAATACAGCTGCATTAGTTTTGCCGCCGTCATTAGCCCAGGCTCTAAAAATAGCGCGGCCTTTCATTTTACGGCTACGGCGCCCTGCGCCAGTTTGATTATTAGCATCTACTATCTGACCGTTAGCATTTATAGCTTCTACGAATTGCTGGCCTGCCTGTGGGTTAGCGCTACGGCCCTGGCTCTTAGTACCTGAGCGCACCATTTTGCCAAAATCTGCGTGACCAGGATAAACAACACGTTTTAGGCCTGCCTGCTCTCTGCCCTGTGGGTTAGCGCGGCCCGCTGTCTCATAAATCGCACCTGCAGCGCTGGCGTTTACAATACGAGCCACAGCCCTAAAGCCTTGATTATTAGGTTTGGACGGTGAAGTCTTATAACCTATGCCGCCTTTAGCTGCACGTGTATCCCATATTGGAAATCTGCCCGTACTTGTAGGTGCTTTACCCCAGCCCGATAAAGGCGAAGTATTAGGCACAAAACCTCTAGCATTTTTTACTATAGGTGCTAACAGGTTTGCTAATTCTTTACGTGTCTCTTTTGCTAGATCGGGGCTAAACTTTTTAATAGCTTTGCGTAGCTCAAGGGCGCCTCTTACCTCTACTGGCATTTTGTTGCTCCTTAGCTTTATCGTTTATTACCCTGAGCATATTCTTAAACATCACATCGTCCAGGTCTAGTAAGTATTGGGGCGCAATACCCGTTTCTACGGCTAGCTGCGCTATGAGGTAACCAAAATTACCGCGCCCCACTACCCCAAAGGGTCATCATCTAGTACCTCAACCTTGGCTAAGGTGTCTAAAAACTCTGCCCCAAACATCGGTACGGTTTGCCCGCTTGTGCGTAAACACTCCCAGGCTAGCCAGTACACATCACTTTGCTTTTCATCATCTCTAAAGGCTTTGTGAAAGCCTTTTTTTGCGTATAACTCAAAGGCGTACTCAATACGTGGCGTAATCTGATGATCGGATACGCTGCCGTCTGCCCTTGTTATTTTAAGTTTTGCCATTGTGTTAGCCCCTTTTGTTTATTCTCAGGAAGTTGTAATTACGATTGGTGAATTACAGGTAAAGGTAATGCTCTGAGTAGCAATATCTGCCACAGCGCCGTTAATATCTGTGGTGTTATTAACCAACACAGTAGTGCTATATAGCGGATTAGTTGCTGATACTACGGCGCTTGTTTGCTTAAGTGTTAGCGGTACTGTTGTACCCCAGGCAGCTTGCAAAGTTGCGTTTACGTTTGCTGCAGCTGTATCGCTTAAAAAGTCTAGAGTAATAGTGCTGGCCTCTAGGCCCTTAACAAACTTATGCGCTGTATCGCCCATAGCTGTTACCTCTAGCTCGTCAAAGGCGCGGTTAATAGTTGCGCTTGTAACGTGATCTGATAGGACTACTGAGTTAAGAGTAGCCACTACGGTATTGGATAGATAAATTGCCATTGGGCTATTCTCCTATTTTCTCGGTAGATGTGTCTTTTGTCTTTGTCTCTTTAACCTCTACTGGCAACTCTTGGCCAATTTTGATTAAAAACGCTTTTTCTTCATCTGTAAGTGCCATTAGTTAGCTCCAGCTCGTTAGTATGCTTATTTGTAAATCTGCCGTTAGATAGTCACCTGCGGCAACGCTTAGTACGCTTGGCGCGCTTACGCCAGTAACATTAAATACGATTGCGCTATTAGCTAGTTTAGTAAACACAGCTACTATTGTGTCCTCTATGCCAATTAGGTTAGAGGCGTTGTCAAACATTGGTACGGTCATAATAATTTTAAAGTTAGCCATAGGCGAGATAGTTGCCTGAGAGTTATTACTTGGCGTGATATATGGATCGGCAGGGGCAACCACCACGGCGCTAGATTGCATAGTGCTAGGCGGGTAGTTAAATACCGTCCATACACCAGGATTAGCCAGGGCTGCAGCTATTGTGCTGCGTAAGGTAGTTATAGCTGCAGGCATTAGCCGACCATACCCGCAGGTGAAAGATACGGGGCCAATAGGCCGCGCACAGATGCCATAAGAGTGTTAGACATCTTAAAGGGGCTAGGGCTGTAGCCGTCTAAGCTAGTGCCGCCGTTTTGTGTACTGAATCGGCTAGTCCAGATATTTTCTGCCAGCATTAAAGCTGCAGCGTTAATAGCTGGGGTATTGGCGTAGGTAGCGGTTTTTGTATCGTCACCTGTCATAGTGCCATAAGGCAATACGCGCCTAAAGTTTTGGTCAGCTGCAGTTTTTGCATATTGGATAAAGCTATAACCCTGTGGGAATTGCCAATAGTTAAGCTGCATATTAAACGCAGGCAAGATATTAGCTGTGCCTGTGCTAAATGGAATTGTGCCCGTAATTGTGTAAGTACCGTTAAAGGTTGAACCAGCCCCAGCAATAGTTACTGATTGGCCCGTAGTAAATATGCCAGGGTTGGCAACCATAACTGTA